AGGAACAGATGCTTCATTAAACACAGCAGCATAACCTGCCATACGCATAGTACCGTCTTCTGCCTGTCTTGCCTCTATGTCTCTGACCGTAAAGGTACGGCGTTCTGTCTTTTTCATCTTGCTCCTTGCTTTATTATTATTTGTTGAGTTAACTTCTCCACCTGGCTCTATTTCTTCTGCTATAGATATTGCTACCATTTGGTCAATAGCATCTTGCTTATTATCATGGCAATTTAGAGTAGTGTATGAACCATCGTCTTCTTGCTTTACCGTTGCCCAGCCAGAGCAATCTGATTGCTTATCTGATACTAAATAAGGCATTATTCTTTAACCTCATCGCTGTAAGCAGCCTTTGGATCTGTTGGATCAACTAAGGATACTTGCTGTAGTTGTGCTGAAGGCAATCCTGTGTGAGCCAGGTCTGTCATTTCTAGCATCTTAGCAACATCATCTGGGTTGTAGCCAACCTGTACCAAGATAGACGCAATCTCAGCCTTCATCTTATCTCCAACAAGTGGTGCCTGATTAGCATCAATGTTCTGTAGAGGAAGTCTGTATTGATCTCCTGAATCACCAAGTGATGATAGGTCTTCGTATTGGCGTACATCGTTTAGTGATAAGAATCCTTCTCTTAATCCCTTTGTGTATGCATCAAAACGCTCAATTGTAGTACCACGCAAAAGTGCATCTAGATTAAAGCGAATAAATCCATCTGACTCAGGAAGTAGTGGAGATAGTGCTTGCTCCAAACGCTCTAGCAATGGACGCAATGAGTGCTGAACAAATGAAAGGTTCTGTGCTTCAACAGACGAGTAAGACATTGAACCAGCAACTGGGTGTCCTAGTAATGTTAGTGGAACACGGAAGATTCTTGCAATATCTTCAACATTAAACTTTCTTGCTTCAAGTAGTTGTGCATCTTGTGCATTTAGCGATAGTGGCTTAAATGATGCACCACCAGAAAGAATACCAACTTTACCTGCCATATATGGACCTGAGTGTGACTCTTGCCAGTTACGAGCAATATCTCCTGCTTGTTCTGCGTTTAATTCTCCTGCAACTTCAATAACTCCACCAGGATTTGATGCGTTACCAAAATATGATGCAGCATATGTGTCAGAAGCCTGTGCAATACCAACAGACATACGGCAAGCACCAATTGGGCTTAGTCCATAATGTGAGCCTGGTAGTCTAAATAGTGGAATATGTAGGAGTTCATTACTTGTAAGAATCTTGTCGTACATAGCATTATCTATGTCCTTGACTCTATAAACAAGTGGTTCTCCTGGGATAGGTCGTTCAATTCTTATTTCATTTGGGTTTAGTACATATAGTTCTGTTACTTCGTTGTTATCATCTCGTACCGTCAAAATAAACGCATTACCATGTAGGTGTAGAGAAGTAATTACCTGCTCAATAAATTCTAGTCTTGTTGATTCTGGGTTTGGCTTGTTTACCCATTCTGGTGTGTATCCATAAACTGATGCATAGGAAAGGCGATTACGGCCTCTGCGGACATAAGCACCCATTGGCAATGAAGCAATAGTATCTCCAAGTAGTCTTACGCATGAATAAACGGTAGATGTACGAATAGCAGACTCTGTGTCAACATATGTACCTGTATTGGCTACACCAAACAAAGGACGAGGTGGAATCAATGGAAGGATGTACTGACTGTTCATATCTCTGGCTTCACCAGATGCCTTTAGTCTTTTAGATAGACTCATATTGATTTACCCTTTTCCCTTAGTTAATTCTACCATGTGCTTATACCTACTCGCTTCCAAGTGTTAGTTGCTATGCAGATATAGATATAGTCTGCATCCCAGGCAATTTCTCCAACTACTCCTGTATCAGAAGCAGATGATGGTGTCTTACCCTTGATTTCAAGATTTCCATTGACCTTAAGTCTTCCACCAAGACCACCAGTATTGTCAAACTTACCATAAATCAGAGGTGTTGATGTACTACTGTTGGAGATATACAGATTATCTGATGTTGTCTCAAATTGCCCTGCTTGATTTCCAAGGAACACATTTCGTGAACCAGTAAGTCCATTTCTTCCTGCTTGATATCCAATAGCAGTGTTTCTTTCTCCAGTATTTAGTGTGGCAGGAATTGCTGTAAATCCTGTACCAGGCCCAATGCCTGATGCGCTAAATATCATTGTTGTATCTATTACCTGACCAGGACTTGTTATAGTTACTGTTGTAACTGTTCCACCTGATACAACTATAGTTGCTGCTGGGTTAGAAAATGCAGCAGGTGTGGCAGTTCCACCAATTAATGCTAGACCAACTCCAGTATATGTTCCATCTGTATATCCTGAACCACCATTAGTAATAGTAACTGTTGCAAGAGTTGATGTGCTAAGTCTAAGTGCATCTCTACCTATTGCTGTGTTGAAAGATCCTACAGTATTTTGGAATAGGTTAGATGCTCCAACGGCAACATTTTGCTGACCACTTGAAGTATTAACCATTGGGTTTTGTCCAATGGCAGTGTTAAGGAATGCTGTTGTTGCACGAGATATAGCAATAGCACCAAGAGCAACATTGCCACCAAACTGAGCAGGATTTCCAACAATTGGATTTACTCCATCTCCAATCATGGATTGATATCCAATTGCAACTTGATTAAATGCAATAGTGTTTCCTAGTAACGCAGATGCACCAATTGCTGTATTATTAAAACCAGTAGTGTTTAGTGCAAGTGCTGCACCACCTAAAGCAAAGTTTGCTTCTCCAGTAGTGTTATTTTGAAGTGCTTGGGAGCCAATTGCTGTATTAGTATTACCTGTAGTGTTATTTAGAAGTGCTAAATAACCAATGGCAATACCATCTTGACCTGTAGTATTGGCTTGAAGTGCTTGCAAACCAATTGCAAGATTTCTAAAACCTGTGGTATTGTTTTGAAGTGCTTGAGCACCAACAGCAACATTTTCATAACCTGTTGTGTTATTTGTAAGTGCTTGTCTACCAACTGCAGTATTATTAGCACCTGTAGTGTTATCTTGTAAAGCAAATGTACCAAAGGCTGTATTATTGGCACCAGTTGTATTAAGTTCAAGTGCACCTGCACCAACTGCTGTAAGATTACTACCTGTAGTGCTGTATCTAAGTGCATCTGTACCAACTGCAGTATTTAAATCACCTGTAGTGTTAGTCTGTAAAGATCTAAATCCAAGAGCAGTATTAGATGCACCTGATGTGTTGTTTTCTAGAGAAAAATTACCAACTGCTGCATTTGATGTTCCAGTATTTGAATTTAATGTTCTATATCCAATACCAAGAATATCACTTTGAGTATTTAAATTAAGTGATTGTACACCTATAGCAAGTGCTCTATCTATTGCAGTTCCGCCTGATGGGAAACCAGACATTGCTCCAACACCTACTACTGTGTTAAAACTACCAGTTATATTGTTTTGTCCAGCAAATGTACCAGCGTACATGTTTTCATTACCAGTAGTATTTTCTCTACCAGCCTCTGTACCAAGTGCAAAGTTATTGCCTCCAGTAGTTGTATATCTTAGTGAGCGACTACCAATTGCAGTATTTTGCTGTCCTGTTGTTACATTTGAAAGAGCAGTTGTATCACCAATAACAAGATTACCAAATAGTGTTTTGTTAGCACCCTTACCAATAACAATTTGTCCACCTGATGCTGAGCCTTCTACAATTAACTGTGAGGCTATTGATGGATCAGTTGCTCTTACAACGACTCCTGTTCCAGTTGATGATGCTAATGATCCGTCACCTTGTACAACTTGTGTTGCTCCACCACCACGAGTAATAAATGCTGTTGCATCTATTGGTCCAAATGTTGAAGCAATATTTAAATTACTTCCACCAGTAAAAGTAGAAGCAGCATAGTCAATTGGACAGTTAATTACTGAATAATTGCCACCAGTTACCTGAATTGGTTTAACTGCTGTTCCAAATTGATTAAATACCTGAGTATTAAACATTGCAAGTTGTCCAGCAGCAGAAATTACTGGATATGTAGCAGCAGAAAATACTGATGAATCAACAAGGAATGTGTTACCACTTGTATTAGTTACAGTACCAATTGATGCACAATTTCTAAAAGTAACTACAGATCCTGCAGCATTAATTGTAGGGATACCCACAAAAGAACACTCATCATGACGAGTTTGTCCAGTACCTGTAACTGATATTGTAGAAGTAATAGAGTTTCTTGCACCCTTAACAAATAAGAAACCAGTTGAGGATTTATTAGTTGCAGTCTGAACGCTACAATTGTTAATCCAGGCACTAGCAGTTCCTGTAACTTCAAGAGTATTAATAGTCAATGAATTTAGCACTGCAAATGTTGCAGCAGTTGGAATAGTTACTGTTCCTTGAATATAGACTTGACTATTTGCTTGATTTTCAAAAGTAACTCCAGATATATTGATTCCAGTAAATGATGGTAAAGTAATATTTTCTGCATATGTACCTGGATAGATTATTACTGTATTTCTTCCAGAAGTTACAAGTGTTAAAGCCTTTGTAATTGATGCTACTGGCTTTACTAAATCGCCGTTTCCAGTTGTATCGTTTCCGTCTGTTTGCGATACATAGATTACTCTGTCATATCCCGCAAAATCTGGACCAGTGGCACCAGTTGCACCTGTAGGACCCGTAGGACCCACGCCAACAGTCATTAATGCTGCAGAGAACCAAGTTCCTTGAGTTTGAAGATCTCTTGATGAAGAATCACCATTGTAGCCTGTAAAATCTATATAATCAGTGGTTCCATTCATGGAAAGTATAATTGATCCACCTTGTGAAAGACCAGTAGATGTTGTAATCTGATTCTGGAAGATAGCCTCTTGGTTTCCATTTTTTCTAATTTGAATATTGTACTGATTTGATGTAGTACCACCTGCTGTCCACAATCCTTCTAAAGAAACATTGTAGTATCCAGAAATGGTTGGTGTAAAACGCTTTGTAGTTGGATTCCACCAGTTATTTGGATCTAAGTTATCAACAAAATCAATAACAGTATCTGATGTAGATGGCATTGATTGATTAGACGCTAAACGGCCTTGTACTACTGTGTCTGTTGCAGATATTGTTGCAGATGGTCCTGTGGCTCCCGTCGCACCTGTGGGACCAGTTGCTCCTGTAACACCAGTAGGTCCTGTGGAACCAGTTGATCCCGTAGGTCCTGTATCTCCAGTAACACCTGTTGGCCCTGTTGGGCCAGTATCTCCTGTAACTCCTTGAGGCCCTGTTGAGCCTGTTGGACCAGTTACACCTGTAGGACCAGTATCACCAGTAACACCTTGGGAACCTGTTGGGCCTGTGGCACCAACGGCACCAGTAACACCAGTTGCACCAGTATCTCCAGTTACGCCTTGAGGCCCTGTAGCACCTGTTGCTCCAATTGGACCAGTTGAGCCTGTGGCTCCTGTAGGTCCTGTAGAGCCAGTAACACCTTGTGGGCCTGTCGCTCCTGTGGCACCTGTTGGACCTGTTGGTCCTACGATACCTGCACTGAAGATTATAAACAAAATATTATGATTATTAGAAAAGTTAGTTGTTCCTGTTCCACCAGAAGAAACAAGTGTTACTGGAATTTGAACATAGCCTGTTTGCAATGTTGGCGTTCCATTTACTTCCCACTTTTGGAAGTTATCAGATAATGAAGAGTCTTGAATAATTAAAGTATCGTTATCTTTGATCAAAGCCAAAAAGATATCAATATCAAACCCATCTTTATCAATATGGCTTACATTGATTTGTGTTGCATTAATCTGTGTTGCATTGTTCCAAAGAAGATATGTATTTCCAGGATTACCTGATGTAGAAGTTGCATTTGCTTTATAGTCATAGAAGTTAGATGATCCACCATCTGCTCCTGTTGGTCCCGTCGCTCCTGTGGCACCCGTAGGGCCAGTGCTTCCAGTTGCACCAATTGGTCCTGTAGAGCCTGTGGCTCCTGTGGGACCTGTATCTCCTGTAACACCAATAGGGCCTGTAGGACCTGTACTTCCAACTGGGCCTGTTGCGCCAGTTGCTCCTGTGTCACCAGTTACTCCTTGTGGACCAGTAGAACCTGTTGCACCAACGGGTCCTGTAACTCCTGTAGCACCTGATGGACCTGTTGGTCCAATATCTCCAGTAACGCCAGTTGGACCAGTTGGACCTGTGTTGCCAGTAACACCTATTGGTCCTGTAGGGCCTGTATCACCAGTAACGCCTTGAGGTCCAGTTGCTCCAGTGTCTCCTGTAGCACCTTGAGGGCCAGTTACACCAGTAACTCCTGTAGGTCCTGTTGGACCAACATCTCCTGTTACTCCTGTAGGACCTGTAGGGCCAGTCTGTCCAATTGGACCTGTAACTCCTGTAGGGCCAACATCGCCTGTTACGCCTTGTGGACCAGTGCTTCCTGTTGCTCCAACTGGGCCAGTAGAACCTGTAGGTCCAGTTTGTCCAGTTACTCCAACGGGACCTGTGGCTCCAGTTGCTCCTGTAGGACCAGCAATACCAACTGCACCTGCAAGATTTACTTGCCATGATGAGTATGTTCCACTACCTGTAAATGAGGTTACTGTAAAAATTAATGTTCCTGTGATTTGTGAATATGCTGTTACATCACCAATCATTAAGTTATTTGAATCATGTGCAACTACAACTGTTTGACCAATTGAGTAATCCACATTTGTATCAACAAGTGTAAATGTTTTTGAACCAGAACCAACTGCTACTGAACTTACAGATGATGTTGCATATGTATCTCCGTCTGCTCCTGAGACTCCAGTTGCTCCTGTTGGTCCCGTTTGACCAGTGGCTCCTATTGGGCCTGTGCTTCCTACAGGACCTGTTGCTCCTGTTAATCCTTGTGGTCCAGTTGGACCTGTACTTCCTACGGGTCCTGTAACACCTGTTGGTCCTACATCACCTGTAACTCCTTGAGGACCTGTAGCACCTGTTGATCCAGTTTGACCAACTGGTCCTGTGGATCCTGATGCACCTGATGGTCCAGTACTTCCTGTTGCACCTGTGCTACCTGATGGTCCTGATGCACCTGTAGCACCTGTAGGTCCTGTTGGACCTGCTTGGCCTTGTTCACCAGGTGAAGTAACTGTAACAATATTGTTGACTTCATCAACTGTAACTACATTTGTTACTGCTGTAACATTAACATTAGGCATTGAGTGTCACCTGATCTCTTACTGTTACGCTACCTTGCATTAATCTGGTAACTACTCCAGCATTGTCAATTTCTAAATCATAAACATAGAAGCCACCTGGAATAGCAGCAGTTTGATTTGTTGTAGCAGTTAAATTAAGTGTTCCAGTCAAAGGTGTAATTACGATTCCTGAACTTGGAGAAGAAAGAGTCAAGACAGCATTGTCAGCACCAAACTTAGGACGCACCTGCATACGAGCAGTGTATCCAGTTAGGTTAATTGGAGTACCATTGTTGTTATCATAGACAACTGTTAGTGTCCATTGGGCACCCTGATCCATTGTGATATTGTATATGCCTGCGATTGCCATTATTGTCTCTCCGTTGCCCAGATTAAAAATCCGCCAAGTGCGATAAAACTAATAGGAGGAAATATCAAAAATAAGCCATATGCTGCTAGTCCTACACCAATTACTTCAGTCGTTAGTGACCAATCAATGTTTGGCTTCTTTGTTTTCATGTTTCTCCTTATAGTGAAAAGAATCTTGCTACAGGCTTTACTGGTACTGGCACTGTGGCACGATCATAAGAAAAGATTGCTGCTACGCAAGCGTCAATCTTCTTTTTGCTGTTTGCTTTTTGAATCATTAGCCCTCTTGACGATGTTTTCGTCATAGAGTTGGCTACATGTCTGTTTAATGCTTCATGACCTGAGTGAGTAAATGAGTTATTCATAACTGCCTCATAAAATTTGGCTGTTGCTGGAACCATTCGTTCTGCAGAGTTTGGATAAGAAACTACTGGCATACCTTCCTCATCAAAAAGCATAAAAGTTCTAGAATATCTGGCAGGATCAAAGACTACCTCACGAATGCTGTAATCTGGATTTCTGTATGCATCTATTATACAGGATTCTACCTCAGCAACGGGTATAAACCAGTTCTGATCTGCATCATCTGGTCTTTCCCAAATTGCTAGAATGTCTAAGTGAGGCTTTTCTCCACCTAAATACCATGCAACTATTGCTGTTGAGTCTCCATTAAAAGATCCATCAAAGCCAAGTATAACATCTTCGCCAGGTATTTGCTCTCTATTTTTAAGAGTTAAGTTGTCCCAAGCATCAGTTGGTATCCAAGTCTGAGCAGAATCAGTCCATAGATTAAGTCTTTTAGTTTTAAATTCAGCCTCTGGAGTCAAAAGTGAAGCAGATTTCATATCGTCAGCAGAGAGAATATCTCCATAAGATGGATTTGCTAAACGCCAATTGTCTTCATCTTTGTAATTAAGTTTCTCATCACCTTGATACCAGGCGAAAAAGAAGGAAGGATCGTCAACTTCACCTTTGGATAACTGTACGCCTCTTTGGTACATTTGGTAACAGAGAGATTCTTTGCCAGAAGAGTCATACTTCACCCCTGCTGTCGTAATGGCTACAAGCATTGGCTCAAGACGAGCACCCATAGACAGAGACATTGTGTCGTATAGTTCTCTATTTGGCTGGCTATGTAACTCGTCAAATGCCACAAATGTAGAGTTCAGACCCTCTTTGGTGAATGCTTCTGAAGATAAGGCTCTATAAACTGTGCCTGTACCTGGATTATAAATAACATCTCTGTAAGTTTCTAATACGGCTGCTAGTTCTGGTTCTAATTCAACCATTCTCTTTACCGTTTTGAAAATAATCTTAGCCTGCTCTTTATCTGCAGCACATGAGTAGATTTGTCCACCTTTTACTCCAAGCAATAACTGCTCAAGCACCAAAGTAGATAGAAGTGCAGATTTACCTGCTTTGCGAGGGATTCCAATCAAAGCACGACGATGTTTTAGTAGGCCAGACTCATCTTCTGCATATAAATGTAGTAAAAGTTCTTTCTGCCAGTCACGAAGGACTAGTTTATCTCCAACATTACCCGCAATAGAGTCCTCTGTAATACGACAAAGTGTCTCAGCAAAGTCAATAACATCGTATCCACGACTATTTGCCAGTTCAATATCTGAGACAGGAGACAGATATGCTGGAGGCCAGTGTTCTATTTTAGTCTCCATGATTAACCTTTAAATGCTAACGAGAGCCTGTCTTTGTCAAAATCAATCTCTAAGACTTCAACTTCTATGTCATGGCCCACCACAAATTGCTCAGGAGTCCATTTGCCCATCTTAGATTTGTGGACCAAACCAGAGACAAGGCCAAGTGAAACGAAGATTCCAAAGTTATTAATCCCTGAAACTGTGCCCACATAGGACAAGCCTTCTTTTAACTTGCTAAAGTGAATCATCTTCTCTTGCTTGAGGTCATTCTCAATAAGTGCCTTGCGAGATATAACAATGTTACCCTTGTGTCGTTCAAACTGAATAATCTTGGCTTCTACTGTCTGGCCAACGAATGTAGTAAAGTCTGCATCCTTATTTATGTGAGATTGTGATGAAGGTAAGAATGCTCTTACGCCAATATCTACAATCATGCCACCCTTGACGACCTTAGTGATAACACCAGATACGACCTTATCATCAGAGTTCCAGATAGCCTCTACTTGATCCCATAGAGATTCTACTTCTGCTTCCTTCATAGACAGGACAAATTGTCCTTCTTCGTCTGTTCTGATTATGTTGGCTTGGACTGTTTTGCCAATCTCTAAAACCTCATAGATATCAAAGATTCGTTTTGCTGATACTTCCTTCTTTGGAATAAAGGCCTCAGTCTTAGAGCCAATATCAATAAGGGCTCCATCACGATCAATCTGGACTACTGTGCCTTTGACTAAATCGCCAACTGCGTATGTCTTCATGGATTCATCTATTGCTCTTAGGAAGTCTTCTGCTGTCCCTATGTCGTTAATTGCTATGTTGCTCATTGTCTGCCCCTTGGTTGATTGTGTCTTCGTCAAATACTATTTTAGCACGACGCTCTCTCTTCTCCAATAATTTATCAATTGAAGTTGCTGCTCGTACTTCTGCTACACCTAAACGAGACCTGGAAACTGGATCAAAGCCCAGTGAGGTCAGAGCATCTGTGTATGCCTTGTTAATTGCCACATAAGCCTTAGCATCTGCAGGCTCTGTAGAAATCATATAACGGTCTCTTGCTGCTTCATTAGCATCAGCCAAATGCGATGCATTTTTAATAGCCTCAATATCACTAACAGGACTAAGCCAAGTAACAGCAACGCCCCAAGCACGATTCCATAAATCTAGTCCTGATTGCTTAAGACTCTCAGGTGGTTCTGGTATTTCTCTAGCCATTGGCAAATGCGTAATCACATTTAGATCAGGCAAAGGTCGTCCTCCAGGGTTTCCCATCACTCTTTTGAGTTCATTTGGCTTTGGAGGCCTTCCCGCAGTTGGTTGTGCCATTTTTTGGTTTTTTCCTTTTCTACTAATTCCTTTTTGAAACATCGTTGACACTTTTGGGCCAAATGTCCAAAACTGACAATTTCGCTATATTATATGCGAAAGGGCAGCCAGGGTCTATAAATTATTTTCAAGCACAAAAAAACACCCATACCCAGGGTCTGCCAGGAGGGTGTGCCAGAGGGTTTCTGCTATTTGATATTTTATCCTTTAGAACTATTGCATTTTCTGCACAAAACAGAAATGTTGTCTAAAGTATTTAATCCTCCATTGGCTATAGATAGTATATGGTCTGCCGTCAGGTCTTTATTTGTTCCGCATTTGGAGCACCATGGCTGGAGGGATCTTGCTAATCTTGATAATTTCTGCCATTCATAATCATATTGGTTATGTCTTCTTCTGGGATTTCTCAGAGTCTGCAGTCTTGCACATTGATCGCATCTAGATTTTCTTACCAGGATTCCACAACCAGGGCAGGGCCTATTAAATTTCATAAATATAAAACCTTTGTGTTACTGTATATATAATATGTTAATCTAACTCTTCATTAATATTAGAGCACTCTTCACAATCAACATCATTATCATAGTTATCATACTTGACTAGACTACCCAAGTGGTGGTCAAATAATGTTAGGGCTGTTGCTGCTCCTCTGTTCAATAATGAATCTATTGCATCAAAGGATAATCTTTCATCTGTATCTAACTGGACATTGACTGGACCTACTGACATGGACATATTAAACATATATATTCCTTATACTGGTTATTAGTATCTCTTTAGATCCCGTCCAACTTTTGGGGTCAGCAAACACTGTTGCTCTCATTATACAGGATATTCTTAAATAAATCAAACTAAACTCCTTGCCTTGGCAATAGCAGAAATATCATATAGACCATTCTTTACTGGTATATCGTAATCCTTAACTATCTTATTAAGTTGTGTCTTACTTATATTCATCCATAGACAGACAGCATCTATATCTAACCAGAAGGTTCTATTAGGATTATTCATAGCCAATGCTAATAATCTATATAGAGTCCATGAAGTCCTACATTTGTGACATGTAACACCAGCCAAGAGATTCTCTATATCAATAACTATATGAGCCTTACACTCATCAGTAGGACATGGGATTCGTCTTGGTTGTTCTATGAACTTCTTATTACATGCCATTCCTTTGGTATGGAGTTCCTTTATTAATCCCGCAAACTCCTCCACCCAATCCTGTTGGACTGTCCATTCAAGATGGGCTAAGTGGAATGAGACTGTTGCAGCAACCTCTAGTTCTACTGTGGCTTCTCTCTTCAGTAAGGCTGGTGGAGTAAGGGACCTACCTCTACGGATAAGGGCTTCATACTTATGCATGACCCCTAAGAGTTCCTTACCCATAGAATAATCTAGAGCGTTAACATTAAATCCAATAGATCTCTCTGTGCTTGGTGAGCCTGATCCTGATCTGCTTGGTGATACGAATGAGGCAGCACCTTGTTGCAACTCAGGCAACTCAGCAAGATTAGATCTTAGAGTACGATACTGACTCTTAGTTAACTTACCTTCATTCATATTGTTTTCCATGTTAGCCCCTTGGTGTTTCCAATTGCTTTATAAGATCATCAACAGTGTTAACATCTTTGAACTCTTGCTTAATCACATGATCTTCTGCAAACGCTCTGAATGCTTGCTCTCGCTGTGCTATCTTTTCCATCTTCTTTGGTAAGAACAGTAAGATAAGAACAGCAAACCAACTAAATACATATGCTGCTAACATCCATCGCAGCATTCCTCTACCATTCATGTAGGCTACTACACCTGCTCCAAACATCCAAAAGTATTGCATTAGTCCTTCTCCCATTCTTCTGTTTCTACCCAACCTATTTCTTGTTGAGTTCTTCCACAAACGATACACTCTGTCTCGTCCTTTGATGCTGCCTTACAATCTTTACAATAGTAAATCTTGTAGATCATTCTTCTATGCCTTCTATTTCTTTTAACTGCCGTTTTGATATTGGTCTGCCAAATGCTTGATAATGTATGTAAGCATAAGCCTCATGCATTCTCTGTTGCTTCTCTTCTTCTGTTATTTCCTTTATTGTATACATGTGCTTGTCTCGTTTTCTATCTACTTCTTGCTCTGCTCTTTTGTTTGCCTGCCATTTGGTCATGTATGCCTTCTTGCATACTCTACATTCTGTGTGGAGTCTATGCTTATTCTTTTGCTGAGGACCAAAGAACTCTTCAGTTAATGGCTTCTCAATCTTGCATTTAGAACAGACTCTAGACTCTGGCATTAAATTACTCTTCTTCTGGTAGTTCCGTATTAGGCTGGCTGTACATAGTGTAGAAAGCATTTAGTCTATTGTGCATACGAAGCATATAGTCAAACTGCTCATCAGTTAGGTTAGGCCAGTCTGATCTACCTGTACCTGGAAGAATTCCAATACCTGTCTCTAGGAATTGAACAATCTTCTGTGCTTCATAAAGCATTACTCCACTTGGAAGTACTGTGCTTGGATTTGCTTGCTCTTGTTGTATCATTTGCTTTTCTTCTCTCTTCTTAGTAGTTTGTGGTAACAGCATTTGCATAGTTGACGAGCATAGTTTGGCTTGTCGCATCCGTCTGTTGTACACTTCTTCTTGTTTGTATTCCATGTTTTATATACTGATGTATTGCGACATGCCTTGCAATAGTAGTCATAGCCATCATCGTTTGGACGATATGCTTTGCTCTTGTAGTATAGACTTATGTCTTTTACTTCCTTGCACTTAACGCATGTTTTACTCATAGTTCTTGATCTACTCCAATAAGTGCTACATTTTCCAATGAGGTCATAACATTAAGATGCTTTGGGTTAACACACTTTGGATTGTTGCAAATGTGATTGATTACCTTTGTCTGTCCAGTAAATGCATCTCCTACTTTAGGTAAAGCGTCAAAGCCGTAATGTAAAGCATAAGCAAATCTATGTGCCTTTACTGATTGTGAGTTACCTCTGCTTAAGGTAATACGGAATGTACGATACTTATCTCTAGAGTCCCATCGTGCACCTGTAAACTCAATGCATCCTGTTGGCTTGTTGTCTAACTTAGACTTAAATCTATCTATTACTGCATTATTTGTTATGCCAAATTGTATGGCTTTGTCTTTATTACTCATAGTCATTATGCACTCACCAACCCGTATTCCATCAGATATTCTCCAACGGTTGTGATGCCCTTATATTCGTTACAATCTGCACAGAACTGTGTCTGGCTATAGTCTATCTTGTCTGCGATAATTGTCTCGCAAAATACACAGATGACTGCGTTCATGTTTTCCATGTTCATTTGTTGCTCCCTTTGTTAGTAGTATTTGCAACATCTCTGCTGCATAATATAAGTATACCATGACCATTTGTACAATGTCAAAGAAATAGCCCTTTTTAGGATATTGTTACCAAATCGTTATAATTGGTACCAACCTTTGTCCCATAGCGTTAATAGCCTATTAAAATATCTATCGTATTTATATCTAATCATATCAGTAGAGTATTTTGCATATGTGTCTGTGGCTATCTTTCTATAGTCCAGGCTCTTTACCTGTTCCGTCGCTTTTACGAACTCAGCCAGAGTATTGCATCTAAAGCCATTGAAGCCGTTCTGGACGGTTTCTGTAAATATGCCTAAGTCCGTCGTAATAACGGGCGTACCTGTCGCCATAGCCTGTATGTGGCTGTTACAGAAGGGTTCATGATAAAGGGTAGGTGAAAAGGCTGCAATTGCTCCTCCAAGGAGTTTTGCTCTATCTTCTGCTGCTACCTCTCCTATGTATTCACCGTAAGACGGTATATATGAGCCTGATCCAGCCATGATTAGCCTTACTCCTGCTCTTTCACATGCCTGACTTGCAATGTCCACACCTTTACGCTGAGTCATTCTGCCAAAGTATAAGTAATAATCTTCTTTTTCTAACTGCCAAGGAAACTCGTCTTTATTGTAATATCCATTAACAACGCCATCATAGAAATTTATATCTATGTCTGCTGCATTTCTATGCTGAGCATAAACTGCTGATCTCCAGGTATTGGATTCAAATACTCTGTACTTAGCAAAAGTACCTGAATAACCTATGCCCCACTCTACTGACATATGGTCAGGAAAGGCATCTGCTACAGGCTTTTGTGCAAGACCACCAATTAGACAAATGAAGTCTTTTTGTTGAATGTGTCTTGCAATGACATTGATTGCATTGCGATTAAACTCTTTCCAATGTGGAAGGGTATTATCAAAAGATGCTGATGTGTAGTGATTATTACCTACAGCAGCAAGTCTCAAGTCTTCAGAAAGGCACGGAATAAAGTCAGTAACATTTGCATCTGTTCTATTACCAGAAGCATATAGATATACCTCATGACCCAAAGAGGTCATCATATTACAAAAGCCAATAACCTTATCTGTATAAGCACAACTTACGAACTCTTTAGTTGCAAGTGTGTGGGGCAATGCGACTACATGAAAACGCATTTTTTCCATTAAATTCCTCTTTCATCTAAATATGTTCTTGCTCTACTCATCCAGTCAGAATCTCTGGCCTCAATAATACCTAAAGCAGTGTTGCAATGAAAACATAATACTCCTCTTGCTTTTCCAGTCTCATGATTATGATCAGCAAAGAATCTATTCCATCTACCACCAGGCTTATCTGATCCACACAAAGCACAGACATTTCCTTGAGACTCAAGCATTTCATCAAATAGTTCTGATGTAAATCCAATCTCTTTTAGTTTGGCTTCTCTCCACTTAGGTCTATAGTTATGAATGTTTTCTTTTTTATGTTTCTTAGTTCTTGCTATAGAACATTTTTTACAATTATGCTGAAGTCCATCAACAGATTTTGTTTGTTTATGAAAACTTGTTGTTGGCAAATATTCTTTGCAAGTACCACAGATCTTCACTTACAGCAGCCATCCTCTGTTTGCTGTTTCATTTCTTTAATAATTGCATCAAGTCTATCAATAGCAGCATTTAGTGTATCTATAGATTCTTGCACTGTATGTCTTGGAGTATATTCTCCTCGCATAAATTCTTCAGTCATATATACTGGTCCTCCCATTTCATTTCTCCATTTTCTTGTTTCTTACCATAGCAATTGTAGCAGATGGAATCGTTGGAAGATCTTTACCTTTGTTCCTTTTTTGCCAGGAAGCAATATAGGTATCAAGATAATCGTCTATTCTTTGTATAACTTCCGCATCTTCCATAACCATCAAATCTTCCATTTTGTTCTTGCGATAGAAGTGACTAATAATTGCTGGCTCATAGTTTTTCATTTTTGTTACTTTCATAAAGATATACTAACCAGCCAATGGATAGCCCAATGACTAGATTTCCTGTTATTAGATTTACAACACCTGCAGCAAATATGGCTTTAAATATATTATCCAATTTTTCTTACCTCAACTGGAAATACATATTGTGATTGTTCTACTCTTCGTTTTGGCATTTTCTTTCTAATACCCAAAAAGTTACACATCTCAGGTTGATGCATTGATTCTTTTGTTTTCTTATTCCACAGGATTAATTCTCCTGTAACCATAGACCTATTACAAACATTACAGGTCTTCTTATATTTATTGATTATAGTTAACCAATCATTATCTAACATATTTATCCCATTTCTCTTATATAGTATATAGAAGATATACAGTACCATGATTTCCCTAAGCAACCGTAACCACTATTTTAATTAAAAAATAGTAGAAACAATTGTTTAGAGAAAATTATTTCCCACTGGAGAGGTACCGTAAAACTTCGCAGTGGATTCAGTATACCAGCATGTTTTACAAAAAGTCAAATGGGTACAAAAAAAGGCCCAATGCGGAGAACGGGAGCAATACGCACTGGGACCTTATTTGTTCTATGGATTACTTGGAGGTGATCAACATAGAATACTATTGTAGCAGGGGTTATAACTTATTGTCAAACAAGCGTGACTTTAACAGGAATTCCATCTGGACCAGGAACTTCCCATTCAATAAACTCTACTGAGTCATCTAATTCTTCTGTATGATCTGTCATGATTTCTCCTTAGTATACTTTCTTAACGATTAGGTTTCCGTCTTTGTCTTCTGTAAGAACTTCAACGAAACCTAATTCTTGTATAACTTGTTCTGGTGTTGAATTTATTTCTTTCATTCTAGTACCACCTGTTCTTTTGAAAATGCTTCCAGGCTCCGCATGGAGTGGAATGCCTTCTTGAAATATAAGACAGCGTAGCAACCAATTGGGCTACTGCACTATCTGACTTCTTCATGCCAAGACTGCTTACTGTGCTGTCTAGCATCTGGCCTATTCCACTGGCCGTAGAAGTAGGGTTCTGAGCCTCTGGTTTCCAGGCTGACTCTTTCCCTATTAACTTGGTCAAACATAAAAACTGCTTGGGATCAAGCAATTCCTTTGCTATTTCTTTTGCAGATACCTGCTCTAGGATTGGCCTTGGCTCATATACTATCGTAGGTTCTGGTTTTGCTGTGTCTGTTGTAATGCTTGTTTGTAAAAATACTGCCAGTAAAGAGACTATTACGACTCTTGACCATAGATTTTTGTTTCTGTTAATAAATCTCTCCTTTGGTTGGTTAAACTGCCCCTACCATCGTCCATAGATTTACCTCCTATAGTTCGTTTCTTTCAATTAAATCACAAATACGCTCAATGGTCCAGGAATCTAGACCATCTAACTCAGATAACCTCTCAACCAATTCTTCCTTGGCAAAGATATATCCGTCTGTGAAGCCTTCTTTGTACTCTGACATGACTCTAGTTTACACCATTCTTGACAATTATGACCTGCATCGTATAGACTTTAAATATGAAACTAATGAATCACTTTAATCGCTATACAGGAGAACAACTAGAAAACTCTACTCAGATCTGCTCTGCTTGCCATTGTAATTTTTCTAGCACTAAGGCTGGTGACAAACACCGTATTGGTACCTTTGGAAAAGACCGTCGCTGTGCTGTGCCAGAAGAGATTGGCTTAGTCAAGAATATTAACCCTTATGGAGCCATTGTCTATAGTCTCTAGAATGGGTCAAATCACCTGCTTCTCACGCTCAACTGACAGGCGATCCATACCCAAGTGACCAACTATACCTAAAAGTGGCTTAAAACGGCTGCTAGGCACCTAAAACAGGCACTCTAGAGAAAAGGAAAAGAGCCCAGGTTTCCCCAGGCCCTTCCTATTTAGATTAATTCACAGGTGATATAAGTGTGGTGTGCTGTGATTAGTCCAATGCTTATATTGTACTCTTATTTCTTTGTTATGCCAAATTCTTTTTCGTTTGGCTGTAAGGCTTTTAGTAGTGGTGCTGCGATACCTGCCAAAAATGCATTTAGTAGTACCTTTGGATCTGTAATGCCAGAAATGTAGAGGGCTAGAACTGCTGCTGCAGATGCTCTTAACCATGATTGGGCTACGGCTAGTGCTTGATCCTTTGTTGACTTTGGTGCTGGTTTCTTTGGGGCCATGATTACTCCTTTGGTTTTGCTTTTCTTTTAGGTCTTACATTCTCAGTCATGAGAATTATCATTATCTGCTCAACCTTATCCTCTAGTCTGTTGACCTGATCTTTTAGGCTTGAGCCAGAATTAGGCTTAAGTTCTGATAGGTAGTGTTTTACCATCCAGCGAACTGCTGTAGCCAATCCACCTGCTAATGTAAAGATGGCTACAAAAAACGCAGCCCAGTCTTGTGGTGTCACTTGCTTCTCCTTATTTCAGACTGAATAGCCTGTTTGAATGTATATGCTGGTTCCCAACCAAAGATATGTCTATTATCTAAGGTAGGGATAGTGGACACATCTTCTGTGCCCAATACTGTATATTCTATATGATGGTTATTTGCTTCGTATTCTGCTATTACATCAAGTAATGTTCTTGATTCTCCTGTAAAAATGTCTGTTGTAAATGACTTGCCTTTTTGTAGATATTCCATGGCCATAACATTTGCCCTTGCTATATCTAAGACATGTACATAGTCTCTTGTTGATGTGGTGCTATTTATAAATATTTCTGGCTGCCGTCTGATTATTTCAAATAGATTTGTTGAGCCAATATCTTGAACTGTGTCTGTTTTGCCCACAATATTAAAGTACCTTAAAACGGCCACTGAAGGGCAAATGAGGCCTAATAGTTTCTCTTCCACTATCTTTGCCCTGGCATAGGCTGAACGAGGCTCATACACGCTTGCGGAGGAGGCGAAAACGACTGGTGTAGACGACACCTTAGAAACAATAGCAGTAGAAAAGGTGGAAAGTATATTATTTAGGTAATAAGCCCATGGCTTCTTCTTAGATTCTGGAATAGACTTCTTGGCTGATAGGTGAATTATGGCTATTGGATCTTGTCCAAACAAATAACTAATTAGATAGATAGTGTTTCTGCCTATCTTCTTGTCTATCTCAATTACTTCGTACCCTGAATCTTCAAGGAGTTCTCTTGTTGCCGTTCCTACATATCCACGAGATCCTGTTAGTACTACTTTAGAACTCATAATAATTATCCAAAATCTCTCCATTAACAAAGTCTAGGCCACAGAACTCTCCGTATTGGGCTAATGTTCTTTCTGTTCCAAGTCTGACTTCTCCAACTAATCCATCACCAGTTAGTACAAGTTTTATCTCATTATGTGAGACTTTACCTAACTCGCTTGTTTGCTGAGGCCAATCTCCATAAACGGTTCTTCTTTTGTTCTTTCCTTCTGAGCCATAATACAGGTGATACATAAACATCTTGCTTGGCACAAACAAGTCATACCCATTAGTGTATGCTCTTGCTGCCATAAATATTTCTTCACCATCAGCAAAGATTAATTGGTTGGGCTTTAGGAATTCGCCTTCTGTAAAGATAGATCCACCAGATACAGATATAGAAAATATATTGCCTTCTGGATTTACTACAGTTCCTTGCATTGGAGTTCTGCCATCTTTAAATCTTGCTTTGTCTTTCCAATAGAACTGCGTAACAACTTCTTCATGCTGATTTACTTTTTCTTCATCGCCCTCATACCAAAATGGTTTTGGATATTGGCTTATTAGTGGCTTCTTAAACCCGTTTGCTTTATGTGTGTTTATTTCATTAATGAGGAATGTATCCCAGTTCTGATCAAACCTGCTGTGAGCATCTATTTGGAAATAGTAATCTTCGCCATAATAAAAGTTATGAGCCAAAGACCTTCCAAGACCCATGCCAAGATTATCTGGTGCTTTGCTTTCAACTAACTTAACATTAGGAATGCTTCTTACTGGCTCAATCCAGGAATTGTCTTCATAGAAGATTGAGTGGACACCAAAGATTAACTCTGTTTCTCCTGATGACTTTGCTATTGCATCTCTTATAGTTTTCTCAAGTTCATAATCATGATATGAGGTTATTTGTATAAAGATGCTCTTCTTCATTATTCTTTCCAGATAGCGTGAATACAGGTTGTGCAGAAGTTTTCATAAGAATGCTTAATCATATCTTTACGCTCTTGGCTCTCCCATATTTGCTTTATTGGTGTATCGTTGACATTGCCAAATACCGTTTCAAAATCATAGTCATTGCAACATAAAAATACAGCCCCGTTAGCGTTTATGTGTATCCAAGTATCAGGTCTACTGCCCATATTGTTACAGCCAACGACCTTGCCCTTGCCAGTTATCTGGTTTTTCATTATTTTACGAGTATCAAGATATCCTGCTCTATCAACTAGTGCAGTGTTTGGATTAATATTTATCTCTGGAAAGGCTTCTTTCATTTGCTTTACAGCAGTAGCCGTATCTCCAGTATTATCATCTAAGTCTATTGCAGGAGCATTCTCTAATAACTCCATGTAGCCAAGAGATGTTTCATTTATGCCATTTACCTGCATAGAAACTCTTTCATTTGGAAAGTTATCTATTGCGTATCTTATGTTGTCCATTACCTTTTGGTGCATCTTTTCTGGCTTACCCGTCATTTTTGCCCAGGTTGCAGCATCAGCAGAAGGAGTGTTAAAGTGGATTAGGTCAACTACATCACTGTATTCCTTGATAATGTCCATCTTGTCTTTTGTTAGTGGAGAGCCATTTGTAAGAACCATTGTTCTAATTCCGTGTTCTCTAAACAACTCAAGCATCTCCTTGAAGTGCTTATAAAGCAAGACTTCGTTGTAGTGTGCTGTGTAAATAAAAGAAAATGATGGATCTACAAAGTCTCCAACGCCATCTTTGAGTTGCTCAATAACAGATCTAATTGTCTCAATAGACATTGTGTTTCTGCCAATGGCTGGATTTTCTTCATAGGCTACAGGACAAAACCAGCAACCAAGATTACATAACCCATTAGGGTCTAGTTGAACAAGTTTTATCATTTCATCCAACTAACCACTGCGTATCTTTTTCCTTCAACAACTGGAGATACTGAGTGGTTGTAGACATATGTAGAAGGAAATACAATCATCTGATTTGCCTTTGGCTTGAATGTAATTCCAAAGCGTGGGAAGTTGATTTCTCCACCTGTGTAGTTGTCGTTTAAATAATAAACTGTAGAGACTCGTCTGTGATAAGATGGGTTGTCGTCAATGTGGTTGCTAAAGAACTGACCTTCACCATACTTTAGAATTCCGTATGTATCGTGCCAATCGCAAACAACTCCAAAAGAATTCATATAGTCTCTTTCAACTGGATCAAAATACTTAAAAAATATGTTGTTTAGATTTGCGTCTAATATTTCAGCAAATGTTCCTACTGTTGGATCTTTTAGTTGTCCTGCATATCCAACCCCAAATGTGCTTGTGTTTCTTACTCTCTTATTTACCATTGGGTCATCTGATTCTTTGACTGATGCATCATTCCAACTTAATCCCGCAGAAACTATGCCTTCTTCAATGTCATTGTATAGATTTTCGCTATCTGGAATAACATCGCTATATACGATTATTCCTGGTGCTATTTCTTCTTTTATCATTTTTCTACCATTTCCCTATAGGACATGCTGCCCCTTGTAGTTTTGTTTTTAGTGCCATGAAACATCCACACTTCTTGCATTGGCTAGTTAATTTTATCAGTTCTGGACAGGCTTTGCATATAGCAAGTCTTTCCTCAGATACAGACTCATCTTCTACAAGCCTACTGTGATCAAGCAAATGCCAAGGTCTAGTTTCTCCTTGAGCCTTTTTCCATTCTTCCCATTTTGACATATTTGCCCCTTTTGTTTTGTTACTGACTAATTATATTTTCGCCATCCCAGATATCTCCAACATTTGCTGTTTGGCCTTCTGGAACTTTAATCATGCTATTTTCACTTTCAAATATTGCTGTCATCTGTAAATCAGATTCGCTATTTGGTGATGATAAGTGTATGAGGATAATTGTATCATTACAGATATATGCAAATAGGTTTAATTCCATTTCTTCTGTAATTGGAGTAGAGTCTCCACCAGTCCATTCTGTTCCGTCCCAGGTAGCACCACTTCTAATTGATGTTTTATGTTCTGTTACATTTTGTCCAGTAATGGGAAGACCACTTGCTAAGGCAGTCTCAACTCTTTCTTTTCTTTCAGGAATTGGAATGTCTGAAAGCGTAGACCAAACATCCCAAGTTTCTGCATCGTTTTTTACTATGAATGCGTACATTGTTTCTCCTTGTTAGTATGTAATTGTATCATTATGCGAAGCAACCTGTACATGGACCAAAGTCTCCTTGGCAACCAATTGTGAACGGTGTACATCCTCCTGGTGCAGGAGTTGGTGTAGGCGTTGGTGTTGGTGTAGGCGTTGGTGTAGGTGTTGGTGTAGGTGTTGGTCCTGGTGTAGGTGTAGGTGTTGGTGTAGGACCAGGAGTTGGTGTAGGTGTAGGTGTAGGACCAGGTGTTGGAGTAGGTGTTGGAGTAGGTGTTGGTCCTGGTGTAGGGGTAGGTGTAGGTGTTGGAGCAGGAGTAGAGCAAGAGTAGCATGGGCTACATGCTGGACCTGATCCACCACAACCTGGAACATTGCTTTGTAGACATGCACCATAACCAATAAATACTGGAGATGTACAGTTTTCATAGTTTCCACTACCTGCAGGATTTTGTCTGCGTGTCACACTGTAGTTTGCCTGGTAAATATCTTCACCATTACACTGTGGTTGAGAATATGTATAAGGTTCACATGGTCCAGGTCCTGGTGTAGGTGTAGGTGTTGGGGTAGGAGTAGGCGTTGGTGTTGGAGTAGGGGTAGGCGTTGGAGTAGGTGTAGGTGTAGGGGTTGGAGTAGGACTTGGAGTAGGTGTAGGTGTTGGGGTAGGGCTTGGTGTTGGACTTGGTGTTGGGGTAGGACTTGGTGTTGGTGACGGCGTAGGTGTAGGAGAAGGTGTAGGAGAAGGAGTTGGAGTTGGCGTAGGGGTAGGAGTAGGGGTAGGTGCAATTACTTGTCTTAGTACTACACCTATTCCACTTGGACTACGAAATAACGGACTCACAACTTCTCCTTTTTCCTATTGATTAAGCAAATCTATTTTGTGAAGCAAGAACAGTAAATGTCGCTGCTCCAGTCTTTCTAATTGTATAAACATAAACATCTGTTGAGTTTACATTTCCTGCAGCAGGTGCTGACCCACCTAGCCATTTAATGCTTGAAGGTGCAGACCCATCAATAGTAAGGGCTGTTGGCTTATATGCTGTAGCACCATTTGGTGTTTCAAATACTACTGAGATTTGTTCTCCAGTGGTCATTAGAGCATTAAGAGTTGTTGTTGAATTACCACGAACATTTAGCGTCCAGTCTGCTGTAGCGTTAGATGTGTAAATCAATATTGCTGATGTAGCAACATCAAGATTTACAGTTCCTGTAGCAGGTCCTGCTGCTGTTGTATTTGTTTCTAGTGGTGAAGTCAGAGTTGAGTAGTTAAACAATCCTTCCCAGACTGTTCCATTAAAAAATGTAACAGAAGCAGTATCAGCAAGGTAAGCAAACATGCCTGCTTGACGAGTACCTGATGGTAGAGCAGCATCTCTTGCTGTAGCGTTAGCAAAGTACATTATTGTCTGATTTTGCAGGTTGTACTGTACCTGTGCTGCAGTTAGAACATCACCTGTATTAAAGGTAAGGTACCCAGCGTTTGGACTGCCTATAGGCATTGTTTTCTCCTTAGTATGATAGATTGTTTAGATCAAGTATACCTTGATTTGAGGAATCAAGTATAAATGCTTGAATGATTGGCTCTGCTGTAAGCAGTTTTGTTGTCCAATTATTTGGGGTTATGTCGTGCTGAACTCCTTGAATGAACAACTCTCTTGTTACAATGCTGCCACCAGACATTGATTTTGTTATGACCACAAGAGAATAGATATCTGAACTGAGATTAATAAGCGTTGTTTGCTCATCATTATCAGCATAAATATCTAAAGTCATGGAGTCAATTCTTAGGCTTGCGTCTTTACGGGCAGCCAACAAGGTTCTTGCCTGGTCATTTGCCTCTTGCTGTGTTTGAACCAGAATTCCTGTTCTTTGCCCTGATTTTAAGAAGTAGGTATCAATACTGAATTGATCTGTTACCTCTTCTGGAGTGCCACCTTGTGGTGTTACAATAACATCATTTAGGATTAGTTGGTCATCATAGGCAAAGTCAATTCCAGAATACTCCAAACTTCCAGGGGCAGCAATATCAGAATAATATCTTGGAGTTGCATCTGCTGCCAGAGATACTGCTGTACGGTCTAAGAATACTGCTTTTCCAGATCTTGCCATAAAAAAGGCACCAAACTCAGATTGTTCTACTGTTTGAATAGCAGCCAATAGGGATCTTGATCCACCTGGGTCTACCTGCATTGTAGAGTCACCTGAGTTAATAATTCTCATGGATGTTGGGAAAGAAGCATAATCAAGCAAAGCATTTACTCTAGTACCAGATAACTGACCAGCAGTACATCCTGGAACTGGACCAACTGCAGGAGTAGCCACATTGTTAAGAAGTCTAAATCCATCAACACACTGCAATACAACTGTTGATGTTGTGTTTACACCTTCATAAAAACCAGTATCGTATGAAGTAATATATCCAGCAAATAGGTTAACCTGTACAATTTCTCCATTAAACTCAGTTGTTGCGTATATTCTTATCTTACGCAATGGTAGGAGTTTTGTAAAGTATGGTGAGTCTACATTGAATGGGTTAAAGTCTGAGTTAGGATCATTTATTGTTACCGTCGCAGTTCCAGCCTCAAAGTTAGAAAGAATACGGTTACGGCCTCTACGAGTAGATACTTTTAGTACTTGGTCTGTAATATTAACAATGTCTGCAGGTACATCACCCAATGTGTTTTCATCTAATATTCCAAACGCTGTGCTATCAAGAAGCAAAGGGTAGGAAAATGATGGACCACTGGCAAAGTCAATCTCTACATTAATTGCTGGTCTGGCCATCTTATATCGCCTGCAATGTTAGAGTGTTACCGTTAGTCTGGCCAGCAAGTAGTCCTTGTCTTATACTAGAAACTAAATCTTGCTCAGATGTGACAGATCCTGAAACATTAACTGTAATGTTAGTTGAACCAGAACCTGACATTCCACCAGCGATCAAACTCTTAGAATTGTCCATAGTCATTGAATTTCTGAATCTAAATCTTTCATCATAGTCTTGTGCACCAAGCATTGCTAGGGTTGCTGCTTGATCTGCTGCTTCCTTAGCCTTAAACTGAGCCAAAGTTTCTGCATTCTTCTGTGCTATTTCTGCTGCTTTTAGTTGGGCTGCTATAGATGCTGCACCAATTGCTCCAGATTCACCCTCTGCTAAGGCACTTGGTCTTACTCCTGCTGCAGCGATTGCTGCTGCTGCATTGTCTCCTGCTGCTTTGGCTGCAGCGTATGTTGCTGCTGCAACTGCTGACTGTGCTGCCTTTGTTGTTGCTGCAGTTGTTGCTGCAGTTGTTGATGCAGTAGATGCTGTACTTGATGAAGATGAAGATGATGATGAACTTGATGAACTAGAAGAACTTGAAGAGGTTCCCTTTCCAAGGGCTGCTTGATATGCTAGAAGTGCTGCTAAAGCGTTCTTCCAACCTATTTCTGCTGCCTTGGCAGGATCAATCAAGGTACCTGAATAAGAAACAGGAGAACCAATTTGCTTAATATACTCTACAACTTGGTCAGTGGACATTTTCCACTTATCCATTAACTTCTGAACTTCTTTATCTTCTAACTTACCGTCGTTTACAACACCAACAAAGTCAGCATACTGACGAACTTGCTGTTCAGTCATGCTCCACTTGGTCTTTAGTTTATCTATCTCAATAGTGTCTAAAACACCATCGTTTAGGGCTACAAAGAAATCAAGATACTTTGCTGCTTGTTCTTTTGTGCTGCCCCAAGACATAGCAAGTTTAGTAACTTCATCATCAGATATCTTGCCGTCTTGAACAATCTTAAACTGAAGAATATATGCCTCAACAGCCTCAATAGTCGTGCCCCATTTTGCTGCAAGAACTGCAATTGCTGCTGGTAACTTCTCATCTGATATAGACAAAATCTTAAGGATATCGTTGTATCGTTCTGAAAGATCATTCTTTACCTTAAGTAACAATACTTCTTCTTTTAGTGTCTTAAGAAGTGACTTATTAATTAAATCTAGTTTTTCTTGTCTAGCATTAAGTGCTATAGCAGCATTAATTTGAACTAGTTTCTCATCATCGCCTGAAAGAAGTTTAACACCTGCTCTATCAGCAAGAGTCTTGTTTAACTTAGCATAATCTGCTTCAAACTTTGCTCTCTTCTTTGCTTCTCTATCAGCCTTAGCCCTTTGTGCTGCTAATAATTTTTCTTGTGCTAATTGTTCTTTAGTTTTGTTAACTGCTTTATCCTGTGTGGCTCTATAAGCATTTAAAGCATCATCCATAGATGTGGTTGCTTTATCTGCCTTCCAAAATTCATAACTAAGTTTTTGTGCTTGATCAGATAGTTTCTTTGTACCACCACTACCAGTGAGTTTGTTAATTATCCAGTCAAGTGCTTCCATTGTGGCAATAAATATAGCAATCTGCTTAAAGTATTTTGCAAAGAATGCCATTGCTGCTTTAAGTGTTGCTCCAAGTCTAATTAAAGCAAGATTCATTAATGATACGCTGCCAGCACCTGTTTTCATAGCAACGCCTAATAATGAAGTAGAAACACTTGCTCTATATGCAGAAGTAGCAACACCCATTGCTGCTGCGGCTTTTTCTCTAAGTCTTTGGGTTACAACCGCAATTTTTTGTGCTAATATAACTTCGCCAACAGCCAATGCACCATTTGATGCAGCATTTTTAGTTGCTGCAGCACCTGCTTCAATAAGGGCTGCTGATCCCTTCTTGCTCATTGCACCAAGAAGAGTGGTTGCAACAGTCAGGGCTCCTGCTGCTCTTGCAGCAATACTTAGAGCAACACCTATTTGAATCCATCCACCAATACCAAGTGGAAGAATATCATTAATTCCTTGAATAATATTATATATACTTTGGAAAGCACCAACGACTTCTTTTATGTTTCCAATTACTACATCAAGTGATGAAGCCAACTTGTATTCATTTAAGAATATCCATTGCTCAATCTGAGGAAATACTTTTGCTGTAAGATAATCAACAAACAAAATAACTGAAGGAAGTAGTGCATTTCCTAGTTTTTCTTGCAATTCTCCATAGGCCAAAGAAAGTTTAGTTAATGGGTCTGTCTTGGCTGCTGCTTCTGCTTGGCCATTAAACTGCTTTTCAGCAAATAATAGTGCTGCACCTAAATCTTTGTTTTTAATAATGTTAGCATCTAGTGTAGGAATAATCTTTCTAAGTGCTGCAAAGTTGCCCTGCTGTGCTTTGGCAATTGCGTCGCTCACCTGGACTACATCTTTGCCCGTTCCCGCTGCAATATCAAGCGCAAGAGTTTGTTGTGCCATTGCTGACTCAACATCTCCTGACGACATAACTAGTTTAGAAAAACTTGCTCTTAATTCTGTGTCTGACACATTTGCAAGCATTTGTTGCTTGCCAATATATTCTTCTACTGAAGCAATTACTGAATCTGTTGCTCCAACAGTTGCCTGTAATGTTTTAGCCAGTGCTGCTTGTGACTTGTTATCTTCTATTGCTGCTCTTACAGAGTCTTTTCCAAGTTTAACTGCTAACGCACCACTTGCTGCTGCTGCTACACCAAAAGACTTGGTTGCTTTGGCACCAAAAGCATCAATCTTCTTGCCAAGTTTGGCTATATCCTTTTGAGCAGCCTTGGATCCTTTATCAGAATATTGGGAGAGAATCCGTGCTACTACTGCACCTGTTGCCATGTTATGCTCTCTCCTTTTCTAAATTCTTTTGTAATTTTAACTTTACTTCTTGGAAAGCATCAAAAACATTCTTAACAATTCTATCTCTGTTCTTGTCTACTGACTTCCAGATAAGACGAGATGCTTGTGACTCTTTCTTCTCAAGGTTACTAATAAATGTACCAGTACCTCTGTTTGTTCTACCAGATAATTCATAGATAACACCTGCTGCAGATCTATTCTTTAATGCACCTGCAGATGTTGTGTATCCTTTACTTCTATTTACTTTACCCTCAGCCTTTGTGGATGAGATTCCTGCCCTAATTACACTTTGGTCCCAAGCAGGCCATCCTGCACCACCACGAGTACGAGGCTTTGCGGGAGGCTGTGTGTTCCACCCACTAAGAGGTGGATCACCAGCAACAAATCCTTGAGCATCTTTTTTAGCATTGTTCAGTTCAGAGTTAATAACCTTAGTGAACTCTTTAACTGCTTGTTTATCAAAAGACTCTAATGCTTTTAGTGTTTCTTTAACACCAACTAACACCATTGCACTATCGCTCATTTATTTGCCCACATTCTTGTTCTTTTCTTTTATGTAAATAACTATTGCTTCAAGAATACCATCTGGTGCTTCAAGCAAATCGTTAGGAGATATACCAGTCTCCACAGAGATCATTGCTACCGTATAGGTTAGGCTGTCTCTGTGGATTCTGAATTTGGGTCAGTTTCTAGTTCCACACTCTCTAGCGTGTCTAAGAAAGCATCGCCAAAAGGCTTTACAACCTTTCCACTGTCCTTCATTGCTGACCAAGCCAAGAAGTAGATATGTTCCATCTTCTGGTCTTCTGTTAGCAACTTAGCAAAGCCTCTGTTGTACTTGTTTTCAAATGCAACAAGAGTCTTTGGACGAAGTGAGTATACTCCTTCATCTCCGTCTGATGTTTTTACTTTTATCTTTAGTCCATCCATTTTTTTGCCCCTTTTCATAGGTTTGGTTGTTTTATATTTAACACTATGGAGTTACATCCTTAGTGATAGCCCCAGATATAGGCCAGTTCACCGTGATAGTGCTTAGGCCACCAACAGAAGCGTTAAGTGGAGTCCACTCTGTAACTAATGCTTCAAATCTATATTCTGGATTTATGTTAGATATTGGTGCGTTTAATGCTCTTACAGCACAGGAAACTTTTGTGCCTACTCTTGAGGCAACACCTGTGTATCCATTAAAGAATTCTTCAAGTGTTAAAGTTGTTCCTGTACCGTATTCTGTAGTAAGGTCTTGATAAAATTCAAAACTTACTGAGTTAGTCCCAACACCAGCAATGACTTCCTTGTAGATTGTTCCTTCTTTAACAGGAGTAACATCAAGAACATCATGTACTGTAGAAATAGTTATGCTTGAAATTAGGTCGCTGAAATCATAGACTCCTTCAAACACAACCGTCGCATTAGTTAAGACTAGTTTTGACATATTAAGGTGTTACATCCACTGCGATTGGACCTGTTATTGGCCATGTAACTGATGCAGTGGCTAGTTCGCCTACAGCACCGTTCAAGGCTGTCCACTCTGAAATCAACGCTGAAAAACTGTACTCAGGGTTCTCTGCAGAAACTGCACCGTTCACTGGTTGTACCTTAACTGTTGCTACTGTTCCTAGTAGTGGGTAAATTGTTGCGTTAACTGATCCTGCTGCGAAGTCCTGGTGGAACTCAAGTGTTACTGAGTTGTCAACAAGTCCTGCAATACGCTGTCTTGCTGCTGATGGAACATTTCCGCCCTTAAATGCAGTTGTGTCTAAAACATCATATGTGCTTCCAAGAGTTACGGATGCAATATGATCTGCGAGGCTTACGCCTCCCACTGTTACTTCAACATTGGTTAGTACTAATCTGGCCATTGTTATTCTTCTCCTTGTTCATTATTTACTGAGTTAAAAACAGAAACTTTTGGCTCCTGCTGTGTTGCTGGTACTTCTTTTACTGCTGGTGTTACCTTTGCTGCATTTGCGGCTACAATATGACCTGCTGCAAGAAGATGTTCAACACTTCCTCCTGCACTAAGTATATCATCTTTGGTAAGTTTTTCATCTTTTACCTTACCGCAAACTTGTGTGTTTGAGATTACTGTATATTCCATTGTTTTCTCCTTAGCCCCAGATTGTGAGGTTATAGCGATATGATAAGAAAGACTGCTCACCAGAAGTATATGTACCACTTTCTGCACTTATAACTCTGAGTGTATCAACAAGGCCACCTAAAGATCTGTCTGACTCTAAAGCAGTTTTGATTGAACCCTTACCACTTCCAGCCAGATAATTATCAAGTTTGTCTTGTCCACTTCTTTCTGATATTCTTTGTACAATCACAAATACATCAACAGATGCTTGGTCTAAACCTCTAGCATTGTCAACATCAAATGTTATATCTAATTGTCCTACTACTGCACATGGTGGAACAATAACATCTGGAATTAAATCATAGACTCTCAGATTTGTTATTGTCTGCAGGTTATTCTTTAAGGCATCTCGTACGCCATTGATATCACTAATAGCCATTAGTATGCCAATCCAAAGTTTCTTCTGTATGTCTTTAGAAGCATCTCAACATCTGGATCTAGACGAGAGTTCAAACGAACTGTTCCTAGTTCTACAGATCCTGCAATACCAAACGGAGATTGCTTTCTAACGAATAATCTTGATGCCTGAATCTTGCAGGCTAATTCTACTTCATAAGGTACTGAAGACCAGCCCCAAACTCCAGTAATCTTAACTGTTTGTGGAAAGAAGTATGGAAATACATAAGTCTGAATTGCTAATAGTCTAGTCACAGGCTTGCCTGTCTCTGGATTATTGATAGGCTCATACATAACATCTGTGTCTAAATTCCATACCTGGTTAAATGGTCCAGATTGATTTGCTCTTGATCGTATTTCTGTTGGCTCAATAAGGTCATCAATCTCTAAGTACCATGGATTTACTGGTGTGTAGTACTTGCTTACAGGTGCTGCTAATGTACCCTCTTGGTAGAAAGATCTCTGGCAGTAGTCATCAATCATACGGCTTGCAGCAAGAATGGCTGCTTGGATATCATTATCGTCAATGCTATCCTCAATCTGTAGTGCATTTCTTACATCTGCTAATGTTGTATAAACATTATCAGGCTGCACACTTTGACTAAGCGTAGGTCTGCTCATTTATTCCTCTTCTCCAATTTAGGTAACATAGCCTTCTCCATCTTAGGAGTCGCACTTGCTGTTTCCTTTTTAATTCTTAAAATGTTCTTAAGTTTTTTCATAAATTCCTTTTTTTTAATGAAGGACAGGCCCACCAACGGGGCAGCCAACAGGCCTGTCCTCCACCTTAGATTACTCTAAGTATTGCATAGAATTAACTATACAAATTAGAATGTAGGTGTTACAAGACCAGTTCCTGAGATCTTTGAGAATGCTGCAGGGTAACGGCCAGCAGTTGCTGCTGCGTATCCGTATACGACTGACTTGATTGTCAAAGAACCAGCACCTGTTGCATCAAAGTTCAATGCGAATGGTGATCCAGCCTGCTCCCATAGATGGAATTCTGGTGCAGTTACGCAATAGATTTCATCCTGGTTAGTTCCAACACCTGCTGTTGTTGTAACATTTGCATCTGCAACGATTGGTAGACCCATCAATGAGTAACCTGAGTTACCGTAGAATGCCTGTCCTGCACCTGTAGCAAATGAGTTCATTGGGCCGTTTAGAGTAGGAACTACTAGTGGACGACCTGCTGTATCAACTGCTGCAAGCAAGAATGCTAGACGGCGTGGGTGCATGACCCAGTGTGTTGGGTTCATGAATGCACCAGTCTGTACCTTCTGGTATGCATCTGCTAACTTTGGATATAGTTCAGCAACTGTTGGTGATGCATCTGTGTATGTTACAGATCCAATTCCAACTGTGTTTGAAAGACCTAGGATAGAACCTGA